CCCTTAATTCTCACCAGTCTTGCCAAGAATCCCCGGACCATGATTTCAGTCGCGGTTTGTCTCGATGGTAATCAAAACATTCGTCGCATTCGATTCGTTCGCCACTTGGTCCGTGGTCCCCGCACCGATATTTAATTTTGACGCCCTTTCGGACGGTAAGCTCAAGTCTTGTATCACACATAATTTTTTCCGTTTAGTTGTAGAAGCCGAGGGCCGAAGCCCCCGGTTCGTGTTCCGATCAGTAACTGCCGGGGCCGTTGAACCGACCTTCGATAGATGTATCGATGTCAATCCCCCGTCTCTTCAGTTCAGCGTCGAACTCTTCAACACGCGCTGTGTTCCAATGCGTTTTGCCGTGTCCGAGACTGTTGGCAGCGGTAACGCGAGCGTTAGCTCGGCGCTGCTGCAAGTCTGAGTCGGAAAGGTTTGCCATGTCGTTAGGCATAACAACCTCCGTTTAGTTGTAGCCGCTGCTGCGGCCTGTTAAAGAACGGCCAGAGGGTCAATTTGGCGAGCTTATACGACCCCACACATACTATAGCATATTATCGCATACCCATCAAGACCAGTATGGAATAAGCTTATATCTAAAAGTAATTAAAAACTTTTTAACCTTTTTTATATACGAGGGGTTGCATAACGTCTTATACCAAGCTAGTATCGAATCAAGTTTTTGGAGAAAGAGATGGAAAAGATCGAGGTCCGTGCCACATTTTCGGAGGAAGAAGTCCAAGAAATCTGGTCCCTGATCCGTGACATTCAGTCCACTCTTAAAGAGATTAACACCAAGCTCGATGAGCTACAACAAAAGGAAGATTGATGGATTTACTTATGAAAGGTAATCACTGTGGTTGTGCGGAGGCAGAAGAGACTCACGAGCACTGTCCTGAGTGCGATTGCGTTCTTACGTGGCGGGAAGGAGCTATTTGTTGTTGGTGTGAAGAAAGAATTGAAAAGGAAAACAACTAATGGAAAGAACTGAAATCAAGCACGACGGTCAGGAGATCTCGTGTTTTGGCAAGTGGGAAGAAGACTCGAACGCTGTATGTATTTTCGAGGACAAGGATGGCTACAGTTTTGATGAGTTCTTCGCGGATGGGGCGGTCAATTGGACCGATGCCGTGAAGAAGGTATCGAGCTGGGCGAAGGATAACGAATGCAAACTGGTAGAAATGCAGGTTTGTTGAACCAACAAAAGGAAGACTAATGGATTTACTTATACCCGCGGTCAGCAAGACGTTGACCAAAACCATGATCGACAAAGGCAACCCGGATTGTTTCAAGGAACTGGTTTGCTTGGCGCGGTTATTGGGCGTCGATTTCGACACCATGACTAATGGCAGCAAACAAGAGATGCCGCTGCACTTCACTGACGGGACTGAAACGACAATCAAGTTTTACGTTGTTAACGGAAAGAACGGCCGCAAGGACAAGCGGTACAACATCCCCGCTCCTGTCCTACGTGAGCAAGCTGCCGAGGGCGATACGGTAGCGTTCACCTTTAAGCACGATGCATCAGGCAATGCCATGTTGTGTGCCAACGTGACCCGGAACCCCGAGTATTCCCACCTAACCACCGACGAGATTGACGGTACTGTTTTAAGGAAGCAAGCGTAATGGACGAACAACTAAAAGAAGCTAGAAACCGATTGGCTGACCTGTTTATGCAAGTCGATGTGGATGTGCCCGAGGACTGCAGGACCAAAGATTTAATCGAGGCAATGAATGACGCCAAGTCGTTCTTGGACGGCGAGGCTGCGGAAGAAGATACCGAGGCGTTTGACAGGTCATTCCCTGAGTTATCAAACGCGGCAGCGGGACTGATGGCGTTGAAAGCTATGCAGGACGCGGAGTTTGGAGGCAAGATCGCGGACATGATCATGGGGCCTTTTGAAAAATGACGTTTGTTGAGCTTTGCGAGGAGTTCACGTCGAAGTACGGGATTGACGCTTTAGGGATGTCGATCCTGAATATAAGAAGGCACATTAGTGCCGAGGACCGTGTTCGGTTAGACGCGGTCATAAGGAATGAAGAAGGGAACAACAAAAATGGAAGTAGCGAAATTTGACGTGTCAGTGGTCTATAGGACTGACGATAAGTGCCATCAGCGCACGATAACGCAGATACCGATGTCTGAAATACAAGTCCACGTCCCGCCGGGCGCGGAAATTATCTCAGTGGTGGCAAAACGCCGCCCAAACCACCAACTAAAACCAACGGAGAAAGGATCATGGTGTTAAAAAAAGAAATGGCCCAGGAAAGTGTGCAGCTTGAGAAAAAGATCAAGCGCCTCGAAAACAAGGTTAAGAAATTAAAGGCCGCTGTTGAAGAGGAAAAAGAGATGGGGGAGTACCGGATAAAAAACATGGTCAAGGCCCGCGAAGAGAAAGAAGAATTGCATAACAAGATCTTCGAGCTTGAGCAGCAGCTTGACGCGCAACAAACGAAGGGTCCGGTTTACCAGATCTGCGACCCCTCCTTGCACCGCGATCACATATACCGTGATGCGGGAGTCGATGTCTACGTTGAAGGTCATATGCCTTCGCAAAATAAAAAATTGTTGACTCGCATTCCGATTAACGTCGATTCAGAGGTTTGGGAGCTTATGACGTTTGAACAGCGAGCCGCCCTTCTGGACCCGCTGGTACAGGGTTTAAAAATCGCGTATGCCAAGTGCGAAGACCCCATCGTTCATATCAGGGCTTCTCTTAACGAAATGCAATGGACCGACGACTAGGGGTAATTGATGAAATTAAAAAGAGATGAAGACTTTGACATTATCGACTTGGCAAATTCGATCAGCCTTGAAGAGTTGGGCAAATTAATCAACATTAATTCGGATAGGATAAGCGTTCATTTTGGCGTTAACAAAGTTCAATTTGACAGTATTGTTTACGATACGGCAATGAATGGCGCGAGTCTTGTGATCTATCCCGAATCATCAAGACTGGATAACTTGAATCAGGATGATTTTTTTGGTCCATGTTTCGCGGATTACGAGGGACCTATCGCGTGACAGATTTGAAGATTGAAAAAAATGTTCCTTTGGATGGCCCAAGAGCAGGGAAAAGATACACTAAATACCCCCATCTTCATAAACTTTTAAAGAAAATGGAAGTCGGAGATAGCATTGTGTTTCCTCTAGATAACCCTAAGCAACGAGTACAATATAACAGAGAAGCAAGTAGTTTTTATATTATTGGTACTACTCATTACAAATACAAAATGGCACAAAGAAAATCAAGCGCGGATTGTAACGTAAGGTTTTGGAGGGTGGCATGACTTGGGTAGTTGTTCTGCATCGATGGAAAGCGGGCGGGGCCACGGCAGTACGTGGTCCGTTCTCGTCCAAGAAAGAGGCAAACGATTATTTTCAGAAACAAACGGTCGCCGGGAAAACCGAAAAAGATTACCCTACGGGAGAGATCTGTGAGTTGGAGTCAACCTTATGATGAGCAAAGATGAGTGGAAAACGTTGTCTCAGGTTATGGCAGTTAAAAGTATTTTGGACAAACCGGACATTAGCGAATGGGCACGATCCTATTGGTCTAACGTCTACAACCAGTTGTTATCGGAATAAGTAATGGGAAAAACAAAATCGGAAGAAAGTAAAGAATTGGATAACGACGTTGAGCAGTTTTTAAAAAAAGGCGGCGAAATCAAAGAGTTAGATACTAGTGAATCTAAATTAAAAGAAATGTCGTTGTCGAATAGGTTCTTTGCGAAGACTAATTTTTATCTGTTTAGCGCGAATAAGAAGAAATAAAATGGAACCGTTGGGGTACTTCTCGTCTTTTCATCAATCGTTGAAGAATTGCTTAATGCATGATTTTCCTTCGTGGAAGGACGGATTACGCGCACACGGTCGTCATCTATCGAATTTAACGGAAGGAACGGAGCCGGAAGGAACTCCGGCCATGTACGTTGACCCGGATATCTTGGAAAGGGCAGAGCAGCGAGAAGACGAACACCGCAATTCGTATTACGACAGCTTGGATGAGTCAACCCATCACTTTCTTCGGATTGTAGAAGATTGGGACAGGCTCAAAAGAATTTTGTACGAAGAACAAAAATTAAATTTAAATCGGAACCCTTCCGTTAGAAAAAAACACCGACAAAACGTAAAACAAATACAAAAGGCGCGAAAAGAGGGTGTTTGGAAAACTCAAAATCAATCGGCATTTTTGTACAGACGCAAAGCAAGACCTGACGGGACACTCCCGACCAGCACGGGTTGGATGTATTCCCGAAAGGAAGCTTAAAAAATTTAAGGAGTAACCGTAAATGGAATGGAATGAAAAGACGGACGAGCAATACGACTCTCACGTTACGTTAATGGCGGGCGGGGACAACGAAAACGAGGCCCATTTTACCGAAGACGAGTGGTGCAGCGTTATGATGGCGTTGCAGGATGTGATTGATCTGGTGACCGGGGAAGTGGACTCGGCTCATATCGATGATGTTTACGAGGATTCGATTTCGTATTTAAAAGAAATCCGCGCCAAGATGCTGGCGGTAGAAGTTTTTGATCCATCTCCGATCTATGTTTCTGAAATAGATTATCATCGGTTAAAAACCGGGAAAGAATCGGTGGTTGACTACCTGAAGCGTCAAAAAACAACAAAAGATTTAGAAAAGCTTACCTATGAACTTCAAACCTGGAAAGCTCACAACAAAAAGTAAGCCCGTTTGTGACCACAAGTGGGCAAATCTTGCTCCGAAGGGTGAGCCCACCCTTTGGTCAGACCAATTCTAATTAATTTTTAAACGAAAAAAAACCGGGCGTTGAACCTCTGGCAGAACAACGCCCGGAAGGAATGCCCGAGTGGTGTTAACTCTCGGGTTGAGATGAAGAGTATTGGCTACTCTTCAGAAGAGCTAGGGTACTCTTCTACCTTTAAAACTAACAAAAACAAAACCGTTTGTCTTGGACTTTAGGAGCCGCCTTTCGGTCAGACCTGGACGGCGCAGGTTGAGAAAGATCAGCGCAATAGGTGGTTAGCCTTGAGAAGGGGGGTTTTTGCGCCCTGACCTGAAGTAGGTTATCCCGCCTATTCGGCCACGCCGACGGGAAAGCGCCAACAGGGTCTAAGGAAACGCTAGGTTATCTAATACCCCGGCCTTTTTCGTTAATGTTCTTCACCTGCCGTAGTGAAGGAACTGCTATTATTTTGGTCCAATTCTCGTGCTTCTGCAAGACGATCTTCTTTCCATTCTTTAAATATTTTACGCAGTTGACCACTAATGGATCGATCTTCCATGTTAGCGATTTGCTTAATTTCCTCGTAAACCGGGACCGGCACAAGAACAGATTTCCATTTAGTAATATCCATAAGCGTTAGTATAGGACCTCCCACATATTATCGCAACTATTTAATTTCTTCCGTCTCGCCCCACGAAGGCCCAAGATCAATGTCGCATTTATTGGGAACCCTGAGTTCAATTGCGTTCTCCATAACTTCTCTGATCCGTTTTGCGTGGGTCACGTCGCGCACACTACAGCCCAACTCGTCATGCACTTGTAGCAGCGGTCGTTCTCCAGCCTCGTACAAGTCCACCCTAGCCTGTTTCGTCATATCTGCTGCACTAGCTTGGATTAATCGGTTTAGCGCCTTGTACGTGAATGCACGGCGCAGGGGAGTCGTATCCCCGTAGGTGGCCTTGGCTTCTTTCTTCGGCATAGCCTTCTTGAGTTCGTAGCCTAAAGGCTCAAACAAATTGAACCGGCACTTGCGGCCTTTGAGTGATCGTATAGAGCCGTCGTCTTTTTTGTCCACCGACCGTGATACGCCAGACATAAGCTGCTTCACAAAAGGCACTCTGGAATGGTATTGCTCAGTCAGGCTTTTAGCCTCGTCAATTTCCAGATCGAGTTGCTCAGACAGTTTCTTCACTCCCATGCCATACATCATTCCCAGGTTTATAGTTTTTGCCTGTTTGCGTGGGATCTGTGCCATCTCAGCCACCATCGTATGAAAGTCTGTCTCGGGATCGTTAGTGTAGGCATCAACAAACTCTTGAGCGCCGCCCAGTGGCGAGCCTTTCCATTCGCCAAACACGGACGCATAGTGCGTCAGGATACGTGGTTCCTGTTGACTGAAGTCGATAGCCGCCCACTGCTCGTCCTCTTCTGGGAGAAACAAACTGCGGATCAAGGGACCGAGTTCTGGATCACGTGCCGGGATCTGTTGCAAATTAGGATTCGCCATCGACAATCGGCCCGAGACGGTGCCGCCACCGTCAGATCGTAACTGGTTAATATGTCCGTGGATGCGTCCTTCCTTGGACACATACTTCATAATAGACGTAACAAACGTGCCTTGAATCTTGTTCAGGTTACGCGCCTGTACCACGAGCTTTGCAAAATCGTGCGGGTGCTCGGACAAAAAAGACTTGGTAAAAGAAGGCTGTCCCGTCCCTGTCCTTGCGTATTTGATCTTGAGTTTATCAAACGCTTTAGAGAGAGACGCCGCAGCCCAGATCTCCACGTCCTGACCGGCCATTTCCTTGATCTGTTTCAGAAGCACCTTTTCTCGTTTCAACAACTCTTGTTTGGTTCGCTCACACTTCTCCATATCCACTCGAATCCCGCGAAAAGTCATGTCAATCAAACACGGAGTCAATCGAGTCTCTAGGTCAAAAACCGTTTCCAAGTTCTCTTTATTAATCTCAACCCTAAAAAACTTATATAAATCAAAGGCTAACCGGGCATCTTGCTCGGCGTAGGGACCCACAAACTGGCTAGGCAGCTTCCATAACTCGGCCTTGGGGTCCACCCCAAAATCCACCGCCGCTTCGGTCAATAGTTTTTCAGACTTGGCCTCGCCCAAGTAATCGTAGGACAGCGCGTTCAAGGAATAAGAAAATCGGTTCTCGTCCAAGAGTGCAGCCATGACCATTGTGTCGATGATAGGTCCGTTAACCGTGATCCCCAGTGCTTTAAGCCACCCCAGATCATAGGGTGCGTTGTGCATGATCTTTGGACAATGCGTCGATAGTTGTTTATCAAGCCACTTGAGCACCACAGTTTTGTCTAGGTTCCCGCCCCCAGCATGGGCAATCGGGTAATAAGCCTCAAACCCATCGGTCGCTACAGCGATTCCCACTACGTCACCATCCCCTCTTGGCCATCCGGGGCCATTTTCTTTCAGGTGCGGGTCGCGTGTTTCAAGGTCCACGGCAATTTCTTTAGCGTCCGTTAAGTCTTTTAGCTCAAACGGAGCCGTCCATTCAGTTTCCGGTGTAAATAAAGGGAACTGCAATCTAGTCTCTTTGTCCATTTTCATACTCCATGAGAATTTCGGTGTAGTGCTTAACCTTCTCCAGGTCTTCAATACCCCCTTTCTCACGCCATCGAGTGATATATTTCACGATATTGCCCTCAATGAAGGGCAGTTTATTCGCCAGAATGTATTCAATGGGCTGAATCTTCTGGGTTTTGTAATGCTCTCCAGCAACCTGTTCTTCGAGCGACTTCATAATGCATAGCTCCTGTAAAAGTTTTCGGGCTCGACAACAAACAGATTTTGTTTCGTCCGGGTAACGGCCACATAGAAGACGCGGTGCATGGAGTCCGGGTCCTTTTCCATCGATTGTTCGGCTGCTGCCGTTAAATCGGTATAAAGAACCACGTTCTCCGCCTCGCCACCCTTCGCTCCGTGTATTGTCGAAAGTTTGATGCGTGGCAGGGCCGTGAGGTCTTCGCCTCGACGCAACAGGGCGTTAATGTAAGCTACATCAACGTCTGGCACTTTATCTAAAGCCTGTTGCCACGACATATCGAGGGTCGCCAACAATCCGTTGTTGTCCCTCAATTCATCAAACGTGAACGTGTCGTCTTCTTCCCCAAGAATCTTTTTAAATCCGCGCTGGACTCTAACCCCGTTGCCAGACATATAGGAATACAATGTCTTGGCGGTATCGTAAGTAATCATCTTGCCTTGTTGCAAGATCTTCCACCCTTCCAACGCTTCTCTTATTTTTAAACGTAAACTGTGCCCAGACTGAGACTCGTAAAAGTAACCCTGCGATTTGCAGTGGCTTTTGATCGAGTTCAGGAAATACTGCGCCTGAGACAAAAACAGCCATGTGCCGTGGTTCAGGTCCAGTTCTTCAAAGTCTGTGATGCGTTCAAGCTTGCCCTCTTCACGTCGGGGTAAATATCGCTTCGGGAAGCGCCTTTTAATGCGATTACAGATGCGTTCGGCCACTTCGTGTACCCTTCTAGGCACCCGGTAACTTTGCTCTAAAACCTCACTACCGCCGGGCAGATTAATAAAATGCTCTACATCCGCCCCGGACCATTTATAAATCGCTTGGTCGTCGTCACCCGCACAATACATTCGGTTAGCTTTCTTTTCGATTGCGTGGGCTATGTCCCACTGCAAGGGACTCAAATCCTGCGCCTCGTCAAGCATAGCCAGTTCAAAACGTGGGCACGTCTCGTGAGCGGACTGAGCAAACAGTTCTAACATATCGGTGTAATCATACAGTCCATGAGCTTTTTTGTACTGTGCCAAGCTCCGTGCTGCGTAGTCCACCTCCACCCACTCGTGATCCAGTTCACTAAAATTGTATTCCGTTCGAAGCAGGGTCTTTTTTAAACGAGAAAGAGTGATTAGTCGTAATAGATCAGACTCTTTTCGCAGACTGTTCGACAGATCTTCTTCAACTTCGTATTGAGTAGTTTCACCTGTCACCAGATTAATACCGATCTTCTGCTCAACCTCCCGGTAATGACCCGCAGTCATCAACTGCTCAGACTTGAGCCCGGTCAAATAGAACGCCAGAGAGTGGATAGTTCTAAAGTAAGGTAGGTCATGTCGGGGGTCGAGCCCAAATCGCTCACAGGCCCTCTCCTTGGCTTCTGAGGCGGCTTTTCTGGTGAATGCAAAGAAAGCGATCTTGTTTGGAGGGGTGCCGTCCGATAGAGAGCGATCTACTAGGTTTAAGAGGGTGGTCGTCTTGCCGGTTCCGGGCGGTCCAAAGATGCGTTGCATTACTCAATGACCGCAAAAATCGGGGTGCCTTCCCCGACATACGAATTCACCACGTTAAAATCCATCCACTCAATGGCCTCCTCTTCGGTCCAGTCGTTGTTTTCCATGAAAATATCAACGCACTTGTAATAGTCGTAAACCAATATCTCTCCCAAATCCGGGCGAGAAGCGGTGCCAATTAATGCTTCGTCTAATCCATCAGCTTTTTTCAAAACGGAATATCCTCCTCGCTAATAAATTCAGGCTCGGCAACCACTGCTTTGTTGGCTTTAAACGCCGGAATCTTCCAAAGCCTGACGTTCTTGGTCGCAATCTTAATCTGTGACGCCTGTCCGTTAATGTCTCGCAGCCGTTGTGCGATCTGGTGCGTCTTAAAATGTTTAAAATTTGCCTTAACCAAATGTGCTTCCAGATCCTTTAACCGGAAAAAAGTCTCTTCCCGGTCCTCATCTGTCCACGGGCGCTTCAACAGAATCTGTTCTTTCTCTTCCGCAGCCTGATGTCCCGTACAGAACTCCTCCAAATGATCCAGAAAAATACCATTTACACTGACATCCTGGGAAACTTCTATGATGGAACCTTCCGTTTCAGACATCTCAACCAACAAGGTATTAATACGGGTTTCCCACACGGCCTTTTGCATGGTCCGTGGAAGAAAATTCAACTGCTCGACACAGGATCGCTGAAACGCAGCCTGATTCAACAAGTCGTCAGTATCCATCTCCAAGGGCTTGCCCTCCACGTCCAGAAACCAGACCGGAGGAATCGAATTGTACTTTCTCAGGTTGGCAA